GACTATCATCCACCATCCACCACTTGGGGCATTTGCCTTCACGAGAGCCTGCCGGCAGAGAGTGACCAGCTTGAAGACGTTCTGAGCATCCCCCGCAGTGTTGTTGGGCAGCTTCGGGCTAGCCGTTGATCCAATCAGATTCGCAGCAGCCGCTCCGGTGTACATCCCGGCCAAAAACTGATCTATGGTGTCCCTCATCTGGTAGGCAGAGTTCTCCATCGCGGCCTGCATCAGCTTGGGCTTCTGCTGGGCCTTATCGATGTCGTCTACCTCAAAATTGAAGTAATCCATCTCGGTGATCTGCATGACCTGCTGAGCACCGTTAAGGGTCTCAGGGTTGTCTATGGTGCCGTTCTTGGTGTAGGGCTTGACGGTGATGTTGCCGATCTCGTTTATCCGGACGGTATCACCCGCCTGGGCAATATCTCCTTCGTAATCTCTGTTGATGATACCGAGCTGCCCGAATACCAGGGACTTCTCCAGAGCCCTGAGATATTCGGCAGCCCAAATTTCAGGAATGAAATTGTCAGTTGCCATCTAATTACCTCAATTCAGATAGTCTCTTGAGCACGGCGTCTCTGTGGGCATCATACCAAACTGGATCTTTGCATTTGGCTGCAAGATCTGCCTTGGTCATGGTGGCTATGGCACTCAGACCCGGCACGCCGTTGTTTCCCGCCCCCTGGGCAGCCTGTGGCGGCCCTGGTGGCTGCTGTGGTTGAGTCCCCGGCGCTGGGGCCGGTGGCGCTATGGTGAGCAGCTTAGCATCGATTAGCTGCTGGATGCTGCCCTGGATTTCCTCTCTGGTCTTGCCAGAGATGTTGAAATGCTGAAGTATGACTGGGATCTGCTGCGAAGGTACCCCTGCAATCATGAGGGCTTCCATCTTTGCGAGCTTCAGATCTGCCCCGGATAGTGTCTCTCCGGTGGGAGGTTTGGGCTTGGCCTGCTCCAGATGTGTCTTGACATCCTTGAGAGGCATGCCGAAGTCTCTTTCCAGCGCGGCCATCTTCTCAGCCCATCGTTTGTCGAACTGTTCCTGGCTGAGGATAAACTCGCCCTGTGCTGGCGGCGTCCCCGGCTGTGGTGCCGGTGTCTGTGCTGGTGGCTGGTTATTCCCGCCTGCTGCTGGTTCTGCCGGAGGCGTGCCGGCTGGTGGTTCATTTCCTGTCATAAGAATCAATATCTCCCGCCGTTTCAAGCCTGGCGTGGGCTGGTGATTGTGATCTTAAAAGCGCGCTGCTGTAGCGATATTGTGAGTGCAATTACCGTGAAAGACTCCTGCGCCTCTGGCGTCGTCAAGAGTCGGATAGCCGGGGGTCTTACCGGTGAGGCTCACGGTCCGGCCCACCCAATCCCGGCAGACTTGGCAGGTGTTCTTTGCCGTGCCGCCTGTGATTTCGGCCAGGTCCTGACCATGCTCCAGGAGACGGTTAGCGGTGCCGTTGATCATCGCCTCGCGGGTAGTGGTCCGGGCTACCATTTCGGTATAGGTCTTCATGTTCCATTCCCGGCCAGCCGCGTCCTTGAAGCCGGTGATGCCCTTCTCTGCAAGCTGCTCCCGGTATCGCTTAGCAGTCTGCTTCCAGGTCGAATATCCGGCCACATCCCCCCGGACAGCTTCCAGGGCGAGGTTCCTGTAAACATCCTCCGCCCGGCGGCCTATTACAGCATCGACCTCTTGCAGGCGGCTGAAGGTGTTCTCTGCCAAGACTTGCATGGCCTGCTGATGGACTGCCCCAAATCCGATTCCGGATGGCCCGAGCGCTCCATCCACCGTCATCATGGCATCTTTGTAGAGCGCTGGGACGGCTTCCTCACACCAAGTTCGCCCGCCCGCAAGCAAGTCTTTTCGGATTGCAGCGACGTTATTTTTGAGCGCCGTGAGGTTCTTGAGGTCGTTGCCCTTCAGGAGTGCCCTGTTGTACTCGGCCAGGATTTCCTTTTCCGCCGCGTCGTAGAGCCGGATGAGGCGTTCTGCTTGGGCCTCACTCAGTCTCTTCGGTGGCATTCTCAGCTCCTAATGCTGGCAGTGCGATCCTCGGAGCCTCCGGTGTGGGGGGCTGGGTCGCTTTGAGCCGCTCCAGCTCTTTGGTGAATGCCTCCGAACCTTCCTTGAGGCCCCGTGCTTCAAGCATCGCTTCAACACTCATAGCGCCAGCAGAGTACCATATGGCCGCAATCTCGGCATCCTCTTTGGGATCGTTGGGGATGCCATCCTTAAGCTTGACTTGCACTTCATCTGGCTCAAAGGAGGATTCTTTAGAGATCTTGGATTTGAGTGAGTAGATGATCGGGAATTTCTTTTGATATTCTGATGCCAGCCAGCGGACTTTCGCCAGGGTCTCGGATTGCTTTAGCCGAATTGCGGTCCCGCTTTCGGCTTTGTTGACTTCATCGTCATCAGTCAGTGAGAAATCTTTGAGGAGCTGTTTGTAGAGGTCGCGGATCTCTACTTCGACCGCGCCAAGCTCTGCCTGCCAAGTCAAGTATTGGGCCGGAGGTTCCCCAGCCTCGACTATTATCGCTTCTTCTGACTTCCAGATATATTTTTGTTTAGCGTGGTCGAAAGTAAACGCGCCTAGCCCAGCCATAGGCCTAGGGTGCGTGAACTTTCGCAGCACCACCGCCCTCTGAGTATATGCCAGATCTAAGGCTTCCAGCTTGGAATAGATCTCCGGGATATAGTCGGACTGGCCATAGTAGCGATCACTGGTAAGGATATTATCTACCCGCACAACCAACAGCTCATCGACACCAGTATACTGTTTTCCTTCGGCATCAACTTCAAGATATTCATACTGCTTAAAGGTCTTTGCCGGTATCGGTCCGGCAAGCTTCCCACCGTTGCTCTCATAAACGACGTGCTGGATTTGACCTTTGGTGTGGATCGTGAACTTGATGTACTCATGCTCCTTCTTCTTATCGCCCTCTCCTTCGGTCTGCTTGAAGACGGCAAAGATAACGTATGCAGAAGCCTGCTGGATGTTTCCAGGTTCTACAACCATGTAGAAATTCTCAGGGCTAATGGCAACTATCCGATCCTGAGAAATCTCCAGCGCCCCGAATCCATAACGGGATGCATCAGTGAGCACCTCATAATCTGGGATATCGTATAGGGTCGGTGCATCAATCTCGGGAGGTTCGCCGATAATGAAATTCAGGTATTCCTTGGTTGCTGTTTTGGCCAGGCCAATGATGATAGGGACTTTCTTGTCGTCGTCTTCCTTGTCCTTGAGGTAGGCCGCAAGCTTCGGGAAAACGGCTTCGTGATCTCCATTGTAGAGGAGCCGGTTTTTGGCGTGCTCTGCCAGCCGGGCTTTTTCATCGACATCCTCCGGGGGCCAGGGCTTGCCGTCTGCTATCCAAAGGAGATCAGTGAGCATTTCCGGCCTCGATCATCGTCTTGCCTGCATCGGCTGCTATCTTGGCTTCGTTGGCTTTCACGGCAGCAAAGCAACTCTGGCAGGCATATTGAGCGGTTATCATGCTGGTGCTGAAGACACCCGGCCTAATGACTGGCTGAAATTTGAGGACGGCAATAGGAATAGGATACTCTTTTTGCTTGATCTCATTGCCACATAATAAACAGATCGTCATAGTCTCGCCGCCCGATTGTGGAAATACCTGCCCATATCGCAGCTATCATCATTCAACTTTAATGGCTCTTCTTTGCCCGCGCCTTGTGATTTCTCATTCCAGACATAACCAGCATGCTCAAGGATGGTCCGCTTGCACTTAGCACAGAATCTAATAGTGTGAGTATAAATCGCAGTCGCGTACTCTTGGACTTCTTTGAGCACGTCTTTCTTGGTTGCGGATCGGATAGTCAGCTTAGGATAATCGGCTTTGAGCTGCTTGATTAGGCTTAAACCACCGCCACCCGGATCGACTTCGACCGAAATGGGGATGATCGTTCGGCCCTCATAATTCAGCATCTCCCTGCCGAACTCTTGAGAAAATACCGCGTTGGGCTTGTCGTTGGTGAAGAATTCTTTGACAAGATACCAGCAGCGCTGTGAAAGTGAATATCCCCATAAGCCCATGCAGGTGGGATGCACCTGGCCATAGTCTATCGAGACCATCCATGTGACCAGATCATCCGGCTCTTTCTCTACCACATAGCCATCTTTTGGATCGGTGGAAAAGAACGAAAACACACGGCCCTCAGCCGCCACCCATAAGCCGAGGATGAACCTGAGATAGTAGACCGTCCCCGGCGGATTCTCTCGGATCAGGTCCGCTTTGTACTCATCGGTGAGGCCCGGATTGTCATCCAAGACGAAATGCCAGAGCCTGATTGAGATCTCTTTAGCCCGATCAATGTAATCCGTCTTGATATAATGCATTGGCTGATCAGGGTTTGTGGTAGCCAGCAGAGTAGAGCCGGCCTTGTCCATCCTAGTCCTCAGCATCTTGAAGACGGATTTCGCCCAGGTCGTGACCTCATCGCAGTAGGCATCCAACAAAGTAGGGCCGCGAAACTTCTTCTCCTGGCCCACGTCGTTGGCTCCTCTGATGGACACTTTACGGCCAAATATGAAGAACTGCCGCCAGCCTGTCGTGTGCACCACGGCAGCCGGTAAGAGGTCTTTCAAGGGCTCAATGCAATTGAGTTCAAGGGTCTCAGTCGTGTTTCCAACCATCATTCTCCGGCCATGTCTGCCATGCAGACACCGCCAGAGCCAGACTATGAGGCTCATGATGGTCTTAGAGCTTCGGACCGACCCATACCAGAGGTTAATGCTCATGGGGTGATCGATGCAGGCCAAGATGCTTTCCGCCTGCTTGCCAACAGGAAGGAAGAGATCATTGGTTCCCTTCTCCGGCTTGATGCCCTGAGCCAGCTTGCGCAGGCACTCAAATATCTGCCCCTGCGCGTCATCCTCTTCGGCTTCCTGGAAGACCGGATAAAGGGAATGGTCTTGAGGAATACTGCCTAACCGAATTGCAGCGACGAAATAATCCAGCAGTTCGCCTGGATCTATCTCGACCTCACCGCTCGGTAGTGTGGCCGTGATGGATGGTCGGACAGCAGCCTTTTGGATCTTCCGGAACTGCTGCTGGAGTGCATAGACATTCATCTATCGAGCATCCATCTTGGCTTTGAACTCATCCAGTTCTGCTCGGAGCTTCTTGTAGTCGTCTGTTTCCATCTTGTCCTTGTGAGCGGCTATCCAGACATTGAGGAGATTGGTGATCTTTCCAAGCTGTTCTATCTCCTGATTGCTTTCCCGCAGCCTGTTTATCAGCCGTTGGACATAAGCCATCACGTCATCGGGCTTCTTGAGTTTTATATATTGAGGTCTTTTTTTAATAGCAGTTGCCTTAGCTACCGCTTTCGATTCGGATGCATCCCCCCCAGGGGGTCTATCGGCTTGCACATATCATCAATCCTGTAGTAATTAGCACCGGCGGGCCTGCGGTCGTATATCAAAAGCCACTTCGGAGGTGATTGGATTAGGCAGGCCGCGCCGGGGTTCTCTCATGGAGTAACTAGGAGGGTGGCCCGATGCCGCTTAACACCGGGCCGGATTTTGGTCTGACACAAAGCTATGCGTTCTGGTTTGGTGATTATGAAGGGCTCCGAGCAGAGCCCCAATGGAATTTATCCCGGCTATTAAATATCCTTTATAGCCTTATGTGGGATCAGTACCGGGCTCCGGCGGCCAGCGGCGGGCCATCATCGCCTCATCTGCAGGCCAGTCTCACCTCTGGCCCTCAGGTCTTGCCCTGCATATTGCGGAGATGCAGGCTCCTGTCATTTCATCCTTTTCCGGCCCTTATCCGTCCGGCGCTTATGACTTTTATCAGGTCCTTTGTAGACCATCTTTTCCTGAGCGGCATAATTCCAACCCCTGTAAGGCGCGGCATCCATCTTTTGCCTCGGAAAATTGAAGACACTCGCGCCGCAATGAGGGCAATAAGTAGCTCGCCAGCAGGCATAATAGATTGCCTTGTGACAGTTGCCACAATACCATTCTATGATCTGATTATCCGAAAATTCCGCCCACCAATCCGATGGCTGGCGCTGTGGTTGGCTTGGGACATCGGTAGGCGGGATGTCTGCCGTTAAGGTTTCCGTCTTATCCATTGATCCTCCTCCTATTTATATTCTTCTAGTTTTCCGCCAGAAGACCATCTTCCCGCCGCGCTTGGTATATCTCTCTTCCCTGACCACGCACCCCAGGGCCTCCAGGTCCTCCAGGATATCCCGGAGGTTGCTATCAGTCCGATGGCAGAGCCTGGATAATTTTGCCATCCTCACGGGCTCATAGGGCACTATGGCCAGCGTCGCCACCAATCGCTCAATGCAGACCCTCATGCCAAGAACTCCGTCAGGTCTAACAGGTTGTCGTGCTCATCGAATATCGCGGCATACTCCAGGACCCGACCACCTATCATGAGGATGGGCAGGTAGACGCCTGACGCCCCGGAGATCAATAGCTCCGTCCGGCCTTCGGGGGTGGTTACGTCCATCTCCGCGAAAGTTACATTGCAGCTCTTGAGGTGGCTCTTGAGCTGGGCGCACTTGTGGCAGGTCGGTGCGGTGAATAGGATCACTTCGTTTGGTGGCATCTATCCTCCATGGCCTCAAGTTGCGCCAGAAAATGGTCATACTTCGGACCTGGCCGCCAGACATAATGATCTTTGTGATATTCGTGCGCCCGCAAGATAATACCCTCCGATTTCAGCCGCTGGACCACTTTCTGAGGCATTCCAAGCGGCGCAGATTCTTCCCGAATCTTCCCCAGACAATCGCTATTAAGTCCACTCTCGACCAATGCCGCCAGTGCTCCTCTATGCATCCCGCTTCCCTTCTTCTCCCCGCTGCTCTGCCGTCAGGATCAATTTGTTGGCTCCGGCAACATGATCTCCGCTTCCGGTTTCTGCCTTGATCTGCTCCAGTGCCTCGCGGGCCTTCTGTATATATGGCTCTTTGAATTGCTCTCCGACTTGTGGCCAGGGGCCTCTATTTCCCTCTTGATAATATCGCATGGCTGCATTGGATCGCAGGAAAGCCGCCTCAAGCCTCTCGATGAAGGCTGCCATTTCATCTCGCCGCTTGTCGATGTTTCTGTTGGCTTCTTCCAGCTCCTTGATCCTGGCATCCTTGGCATCGATCTCTTCTCTTTGGCGACTAATTTCTTCATCCCGCCAGTCGAATCCCCGGCATACCTCGGCACAATCATTTAAAATCCACGCTCGGATTTTGCCCATTATCTGTATGTGATGAGATCGCAGCCGCTCG